TTGTGAGCGTTCGTCTTATCCGCTCCATAAGTAGATATATACCCCGGAATTATCGGGGAGTCAAATATATAATTCCCCAAACTTGCGTCCGCAGGCGCAGCGGATGGGCTTGTGGGTCATGATTTGGGCTCCAGGGCTGCGTCGGGGGCGTAGTTGGGGTCAACGGCTTCCCCAGCGAAATAGACCTTGTGCGCGGCCATGACGGCGGCTTGGGCAATCTCGCGCTCCGGGGTTCCGTCCTTGGTTCTGTCGCGAACGTCAGTGACCTCAAGCAAGGCGTCGTAGGCTGTCTTTCGCGCCTCCCGCATCCTCTTGCTCTCCTCGATAAGGGAGAGGATCGCAGCGGGGTTGGCGGCGGCGATGTAGGCGGCGTCTGGATGACGGATGCCAATAATATCCTCGCGGTAGACGGACGGGTCGTCCTTCGAGAGCGCATCCTGGTTCACTTCATAGATCGGCATAAACGACGCGCGCACCATCACCCCTTTGACCTGGAATTCAGGCTCGGCGTTGTGCATGCCTTTGCGGCGGAAGATGATAAGGAGACCCATCCGCGAAACAACCAAGTCCATCACTTCCCCTCCATTGCTTCGCCGATCTGGCTGGCGCGGAACGTGCGCCATCCTTCTGTTGCGCGGGCTTCCGCAATGTCGATTGCGGGCTGGATGTAGGACGGGAGCGGTGCACGGGCTAGCCCGGCCAACTCGCGCATGATCCCCGCGACGTAAGCCCATTCCAGCCGTTCGGCCTGATCTGCCCATTCATCCGAGCCGATCGGCACGATCCGCTTGACAGTCTCCTCGACCACCGGGCCTGATGGTGCGGGACGGACGGCGCTGACAAAGCAACCGCGATCAGCGCGGGTCAGCCGGTATTGTTCTGGAACAGCGTAGCTTTCGTAGACAAGGCCTTCGTCCAATTCGATAAGGTATGGATGTTGGCCGCCCTCAATCTCCTTGATGACGCCCTCCATTCCGACGGCGCCGGTAGTCGAGAGCCCGTCTTTCACCAGCTTCACTCGGTCGCCAACCTTGGGAACCCAGCCATCGGCATCGGGAAGGGGATCGGCGTCAGGCCAGTCGGCAACGAGGTCGAGGTTACGGTGCCCGAACAGATGAACACCATTGGGGGACCAAGCCTGCGGTCCCCCACTGACGCTACCGAAAAGCCGCCCATCAGGACCAGCACCATTCGTCTTCACTTTCCGCCGATCCCGCGTCATCGCGTCTCTGCCCGGCGTCGGCTTCCATGCTGTGTCAGTCATCTGCAACTCCTTGGTTCCATGCTGCCCATTTGCGCGTCTGGCGTGTGGCATTGTGTTGGCCGGGTGACTTCGGGAAGCCCTTGCTCTTGAGGCGTGAGGGCTGACGAGGAAGAACATGGTTCGCCCGAATGCGAGCGGACTTGGATTTGATGGCTACGTCCTCGCGGGATTTGGCTTTGTGGCACCAATCGCAAAGAACCTGGAGGTTTGCTTCCGAGTGCATGCCGCCAGAGATCAGCGGCACGATATGGTCAGCCTGCCACTTGTCGCCGGGGCCTAGCTTGCGCTGGCAAGCCGCACAGCGCCCGCCAGCGGCCTCGAACAGTCGCACACGTACCCGCGCCGGGATTGCCGCGTCGTGGTTGTCTGAGGACCAGAGGGGGACGCTACGCGGCATGTTCTGTCTCATTGAATTTGATGCCGCGTTCGGCGGAAAAGGCGTCGATCAGATCGAGCAGCGCGGTCATCTCATCCTTGCTCATGTCGCTGGTGCGCATCCCGAGCGGGACAAAGCTGCCCGCATCGATGCCAGGCACCACGCGGGCCTTGCGGAGCGAGGCGCTGAAAACATCCTTCCAGTCATCAGCCGACAGCTTCTGCCCGTACCAGACGACCGCCTGAGCGATCTGGGTGAGGCGTGCCCACATGAGCGCATTCTGATCGAGCGAGCGGCGCGCGGCCTTGAATTCGATCCGCGTCCCCATCGGGGCCTTGGTTGCCCAATTGGCTGCCTTGCGCCGGTCGGCGTCGCCGCTCACTACGATCAGAGCCCGTGCCATCAGATCGCCCTTGCCAGCCGCAGGTTCACGTCATTCCGATCGATCCGCGAGCACACCTGCTGATAGATGCGAAGCAGGTAGGTGCGCGCCGCACCGCGGAAGTTGTCGCAGCCCGACGAAATCCACGTCGCTTCCAGTTCGTCCTTCGTATCCGCACGGCCAAGCGCGGCAGCGGCGAGCACTGCGGCAGCGGGGATGTGGTTGAGGGTCATGCTGCCCTCCGATAGCCGCGCACCGATGCGACAAGCGCGTCCAGTTCTTCGTTGAAGGCATCAACGGCCTTCGCGAGAGTGGCGATGTAGGGTTCGTCGCGCTCGACCCGGGTGATCAGCGGCGGCAGTCCGGGGGAGTACGAAACAAAATCCCACCACTGCCGGCCCGCGACCCACAGCGAGCCCTGCACCTGGGCAACGTGCTCGCTGGGCAGCGTGCCGCGCTGCAACCGCTCGATCTGGATGTGACCGAGCGCGGTCTTGATCTCAAGCCCGCCATCGTCACCGATCAGACTGTCTGGCGAGCAGCCCTTGCGGCCATCGCGGATGAAGCCGACTTGCACAGGGTCAGCATCGGCCATGAACGCATAGAGCCGGCGCGCTTCATCTTCCTGCGCCTTGCCGCGCTCCATATGGGCGTTGGTGTAGGTCTCTTCCTCTGGCGTGCCCCGGATGATCTCGGCAGCGAGGTCGCGCAGGTAGCGCCCGCGCGTCTTGCCTTCGCCCTTGGCAAGGATGTCGGAGAAGCGCGAGGCTGTGGGAATGCCGACGCGTGCGGAAAACCATTCGGGCGTGCCCTGTTCGCAGTTGATGATCTCGATCATTTCCGCTTGGCCTCCAGCATCTTCATGGCCTGGCCGAAGTGCTGCGCCGGCAACGCGGCGATGCTCGGCACCTTGAAGAAGCCGCAGAATTTGGGGATGTCCGCGCCGACCTCATCAGCAACGGCCAGCAACTGTTCGCGCTGCTCGTCGGTGATCAGTTCGCCGGCACCAGCGGCGGCGCCGTCATCGTCATCAGACGCAGCGAGCCCGAGCGCTTGCACCAGCGTATAGCGCTGCAGATAGGTGAGGGTGCTGCCGATGGCCTGAATCGCGTTCTTGCTGCCCGACGCATCGGCGGGGCCGGTGAGGGTGTTTTCCTCTTCATGCCCGTGCCCGGTGAGTACGCATGTCACGCTGATGGCGGTCCCCTGCGTAGTGCGGAAACGGTAGGTAAGCCCGAACGAAGCGAGGATCGGGTCCACGACCTTGGCATAGGCCGAAAAGTCGGCGTAGCGCTTCTGGTTATGGCCGGTCGCGTTCTTGACAATCGGCTGCTCGGCAATCTTGGCCTTAGCCTGCGCAATGGCATTGGAGAATGCCAGTTTCGCGCGCTTGGCTTCCATGCCATCATGCATAGCGATAAAGCGTTCGACGCGCTCCGGGCTGATGTCAGGGTTTGTCGCCATCCGCTCGATCAGCGACAGGATCGCGGCGCTCTCGTTCGGCTGCTGCACTGTCGGCATCTGCGTCGTCTGCGCTGTAGCAATGTTCTGCTGCGTCATTTCCGATTTCCTTGATTGCTGCTGTCTCTGATGCGACGTGGAGGAGGCTGGCGAGGGCGTGAAGGTTCATTTCACACCTGCCGATGCCAGCGCTTCACGTACACGAGCAAGAACGTGATTCCCGCTCCCGGTTTCGCAAAACTTCCCGTGGAGGTATTCGATTTGCAGCGCGGCTTGCGCAAGAGCGGAAACCAACGCGATATGGGAATTGACGGCGAGCTTGATGAATTGGGCATTGGCTTTTGCGCCGCCATGTTCAACGCCCATGTCATACGTCGTAGCGACGTAAAGGTGTTCACCTGGGAGCCCAGGGAATGGGGCAACTAGTTCCCAGTCGCCATCGTCAAAAGCTTCTGGCTGCGCGTCCCACGGGGTTGGGGTATGTTCGCTCATTGCCCACTCCAACTCAGTTCGTATGCCCATCCCATGCAATAGGCACAGGCAAATACGAGCAGACCTAGAACAAGCTTCTCGGGAAGGGTGAAGGTCATGGCTTCACCTTGGCGAGGACTGCGCGGGCGGCGATGACTTCCTCCTCTGTTTCAGGGTTCCAGAAACCACAGTCGCCACAGTTGACCAGATCGACGTAGCGCGTCAGCAGCGCGCGAAGGGCCTCGACCGGATCGGCGTCGGAAGTACTATTCTCCTCGTGATACGACTTCCCGCAGAACGGGCAGAATGTAGGGATCGCCAGCACCGGGCCGACGCGCTTCTTCTTGTCGATCTTGCTGGTGTGAATGTGTGGCAGGAGGTAGGATGGACCTCCGTTGCGGGAGAAGCCGAACGTGACTCCAACTTCCGTGTTGTGTTCTGCAAGCGTCGCGTTCATTTCATCAATGCAGTTGCAGGTCACAGCGCCACTCCCTCCAGTGTGTATTCCTGATCGCCGCGAACGTAGGTCTCGGGCCAGTCGTGAAAATCGTGGGTGATCTCGTCCTCACGGCTCAGTTCACCCGTCCTCACACCCCGCAGCACAATGGCCTTGGTAATGTCCTCGGAGACCATGTTGCGGGCCGTGGCGTCGTAGCTGACCTCGAACACGCGGGCGGTACGAGGGAACGCTGCGAGCATGTGGCACAGGTCGCCTGCCTCATGCGTTTCCCAGTCGCCAGTCGCGGGGTCGAAGATGATGAAGGTGGGGGTCATTTCATGCCCTCCATCAGATCAACAGCGTCACGCGGCGGGGTAACGTCCAACTGCCGTAGTGTCCGCACGCAGTCGGCAATGATCCCCGTGAGGCGTGCGATTTCGAGTTTTATCACCACTCCAAAGGCGTTGACGCCTTCGATCTTGTAGTCCTCAGAATCCCCCCAACCACTGCCGGTACGGATATTTAGCGTGACTTTGCATGACACGGCCTTATTGACTTTGGTGAGCGCTCTCATGGCGCTGGCAAGCCGCTCGCTGGTAGCAACTGCCTGCTTTGCATCATCAATGGTTTTCATCGTCATCCTCTGTAATCAGGCTCTAGCCGTCTTGCGGCATTCCGATATCTCCAGTGCTGCCCGCTGTGAGACGGGCAGGGCTTGAGCAATTCAGGCGGCTACATGTCCGCGTGGCGATAGGCGCTGGTCAGGACTTGATGGATGCCATCGACAAGGCCGTTGCCGCGTTCGGCGTGGCTGCGGATGATGACGAAGGCGCTGCGCATATCTTCGCGGCGCGAGTAGTCGCCAAGGTGCGCGTTGGGCCAATAAGCCATCGCCAGCTTTACAGCCTCGCGGATTGCCTGCTTGGTGTCGGTGCTCATCTCAGTCTCCCTTGGCTCTCGCCGTGTTGATGGGGAGACAGTATCCAGCCGAGCCAGTGCGGCGTCTGCGTCGTGGCTAGCCTTGCGCAGAACCTCGGCAGCGCGGGCATTGATGGCCGATCCCATCCACCAGCGGGTGGCGCGGCGATCCCCGCGCAACTGGTTCTCACGGGCGACGAGAAGGGCATTGATCCGCGACCGGCGTGCGGAGCGGGCAGAACCATGCTCCCGTACCCACTGACGGGCGCCGTCCATGCCGGACAGCGGTTGCAGCGTCAGGGCGTTTAGTTCGGCGGTCAGCCACACAATGCGGCTATCGGCTGCGATCCGTGCCGACAGCGACCGCGATGCGGCGCCCGCTGACATGATCTGCGCAATGGCGTCAGTGATGACGCTCTCGGCAGGGCGGGCAATCGGGGATGCAAGGGCGGCGGTGGGCATCAGAGGTCTCCCGGTTCGATGGGGAGATGAAAGCATATCTTTCATATGCACGCAAGCGAAAAGAAAGACGCGCTTTCCGATTGTTGAAAGCGACGCCGTTATGCGGTTGGAATCAGCGGTTTAGGAAACGCGCCCGCCTAGGACGATGAAGTGAACCGAGACCACGCGAGAGTGCGGAAAGCGCAGCTCTTTGGGTGGATTGAACTGCTCTAGCGGGGCTGTCATTAGCGTCGAAAGACATGCTTGCATCGTTCGGAAAGATATGCTTTCAATAGGGGCATGACCAAAGCAGAAGCAGCACTCGATCTCGTCAAGGCCAAGCTCGGCGGCAACGCTGGCGTGGCGTCGAAGCTTGGCGCGATCACGCCGCAGGCCGTTTCGCAGTGGAAGCTGGTGCCGGTGCGCCGCGTCCTCGAATTGGAGCGGCTGAGCGGTGTGAGCCGCCACGATCTTCGCCCCGACATTTTCGGCCCCGCGCCGAAGGCGGTCGCATGAGCTTCCCATCGAACAGTGAGAGCGTGGCGCAGGACCAACTGCGGGCATTCGTCGAGCGCATCGAGCGCATCGAGGAAGAGATCAAGGCCCTGAACGAGGATAAGTCCGAGGTCTACGGTGAGGCCAAGGGCAATGGCTTCGACGTGAAGGTGCTCCGCAAGATCATCGCCGACCGCCGCAAGGACTATGCGGCCAGAATGGAATTCGAGACCATCTACGATCTCTATGCGGCGGCGCTGGGCATGGTTTCCGAAGCCCCTCGCGTGCACGTGCACGCACGTGAGGACATGGAATGGCAGGCGCCCCGCGTGGTTCCGTTGAGTGATCAGCGTGATGCTTACCGAGCGGGCAAACCGATTAGCCAGGACTTCGCCTACGAAAACGCCTCGGTTTACTTCTTCGCATTTCACGAGATCGGGCGGATCAAGGTCGGGGTCTCCAGCAATGTCGAGCAGCGCCTGCGCGACCTTTCCTCGGAGCAGCGCTGCGAGGGAGAAATCCTTCACATCATGCCCGGAAACCGAAAGGCGGAAATGTCCGTCCACGCTCGGCTTGCTGAGTGGCGTGTCGAAGGCGAGTGGTTCCGGGACTGCGCAGAGGTGCGCGCGATAATTGAAACTTACAGAACCGGCGGTCACACGCTGGCCCAAGGGGAGGGGCAGCACGGCGCCCAGCCTCTCCCCGACGTTTCCCAGTCGGACCCGGATAAGCCGGCAGAGGTCGAGACTTCTGCCGCTCCGGTCGCGCCGGGCAAGCGCCGCTGGACCTTCACCGACAAGGCTCATGCCGACTGCCTCAATCCCGAGCAGTGCGGCGGGTTCTCGAACCTCGGGCTTTGCACTGCCTGCAAGACGGCGGCAGGAGTGGCGGCATGAGCGACCTTCCGTCTTGGGCAAGAGTGGGGGCGAAGGTCGTTTGCGTCGTCCAATGCACGAACCCCGTTACGCTGAGGCATAACTACCCTCGCAAAGGCGAAGCGTACACGGTTCGCGCCGTCGTATTTCACTCCCTCAGCGGGAACCCGCTGTTCCTGCTCGATGAGGTCGTCAACTCGACGTGGGAAGTGGACGGCGCCCGAGAACCCGGTTTCCCGGTATCTGGCTTCCGTCCCCTCGTCTCCCAGTCCGACGACCTTGCCCTCTTCACGCATCATCTCGATAGCGTGCGCAATACGGAGCACGCGTGATGCTCCTCCACGACCATAGGACTGACCAGAACCGGAGCGGGGGCGCGCTCTTGGGGGCGGGCGGCTCTGATCAGTCCCATAGCCGTGGCTATGACACGTCGGCCCTCGCGGGTCGGGGTGGGCTCTTGACGAACCCGAACACTCGGCCGGATCGGGCGTTCACTCGATCCGGTCATTTCGGAGTCGTCGAGCCCCGGCTTTACAGTCTCGGGGAACCTCCCAGCCGGACGGCGGGCCGGCGTAGTCGCATCGTGACCTGGGCTTTGCCTCAAACCGGACCCCGAGCGCGTCCCCTCGACGCGGGATATTTCCGGCAAGGTCTCGTGCCCGCCAGCGATAGTTGAGGCCAGCATGACCACCGTCATCATTGCCGTAACGTGCCTGCTGATCGGAACCTTGTTCGGCGTTCTTCTCATTGCCCTGTTGCGTGCCAATGGCCGTGACGACGAACCCGCCTATGAGGATGGGGAGCGCAGGGAATGAGCCGCCAAAGTCGCGATGCCCAAATCATCAAGGACGAGCACAGCCGCCAAGCCTACACAGCTGCCCTGGTGCGTGAGCTACGGGCAGGCGGCAAGCGCCTTCCTCGTCGCCATGAGGTCGTTCTATCGCGTCTCACGAGGCCGCGCCAGTGATCCCCGACATGACACCCCGCCAGCGTGCAGCGCTTGCCCTGTACATCAAGGGCAGAACACCGCGCTACATCGCACAAGTGTTGCGCGTGTCGGAACGCAGCGCCACCGGCTGGCTGAAGCCTGTTCCGACACGGGCTGATCGCATCCGCGCCAACATCGCTGCAATGCCAAACGTGAGCTTGTTCAAATGGTGAGTTTGCAATGACGGAAGCCGGATATTTGCTGTCGAAGCAAGCATCACTTTTCGGGCAGCGCGATGTTGTCGGTTTTGGTGATGACAAATTTCATGTCGCGGAAATTGACCGGGACTTGGCAAACCAGATTGTCGAGGACAACCATTATTCGCGCCGGTTTGTCGCATCAAGCCGGTTGCACCTTGGCGTTGTGATGGATGGTGAGATCGTCGGCGTCTTGCAATTTGGCGTCGCAATGAACCCGGCGTCAATGGGCTCCATCATGGACGGGTGCGGTCTCTACGAATACCTAGAATTGAATAGAATGTGGCTGGACGACAAAGCCCCACGCAATAGCGAAAGCCGGGCGATCAGCTACGCCATCAAGTTCATTCGGCGCAAAGAACCGGCGATCAAGTTCATTCAGTCGTTTGCTGACGAACGGTGCGGCCTTTCTGGAACGGTGTATCAGGCGGCAAACTTCCTTTTTTGCGGGTCGCATATTGGAAAGTTCTGGGAACTGGATGGGGAGTTTTTCCATGACTCTATTGTCACCGATAGTAGAAACGCCGAGACGCCAAGGGCTAGGAAGATCATAGCGGACATTGGGCGTGCAACCAGACATAACCTGAAGCAATATCGCTACATTTACCTCATGCAACCGCGCTTCCGTTCGCGTCTCTTGCTGAAGGTTCAGCCCTATCCCAAAGAATACCACGCGGTCCGTTCAGTGGACGCCCCGGCACCAGCCGGTGTGAGCGAGGCGCAACCCCTCGGGACCGCTCCATATTTCGTGGTTTCCCCATGACCCGTGAGCGCATGTCAGCCGCAGAATACGTCAACGCCGCTGGCGGCTTTGCCGGGCTGGAGAAGCCCAAGAGCAAATACAAAAATACGCCCACCATCGTTGACGGAATCCGCTTTCAGTCGAAGGCCGAGGCCAGGCGATGGGACGAACTTCGCATGCTGGAGAAGGCCGGGGAGATCACCGACCTCAAGCGGCAGGTGTCATTCCCGCTCTACGCATTCCCCGGAAAGTTGGTTGGTCGGTACGTTGCGGACTTTACCTATCTCGCTGAGGAAATGAACCCGGACAAATATGCGGGCATCCACCGCATTCTGCACGTTGAAGATGTCAAAGGCGTCCGCACCGACTTGTTCAAGTGGAAGGCCAAGCACTTCGCTGCACAGTACGGGTACGAAATCACCATCATCGGAGGTCGCAAATGACCTTTCGCAAAGAGGTTCTAGCCGAGGGGGTCGAAGTCTATTGCGGGGACTGCCTTGAAGTGCTGCCGACGCTGGAAGGAACGATTGGCCATTTCATCACCGACCCGCCGTACGAGCAGCGGATGCAGGAACTCCA